ACGAGTTCAGCTATAGGAATCATCCAAATATTCTTATCTAGGCCACCTTCTGCAAGCATCGCTGCCTTATCTGTTGGAACAAGGGCATTGTCTTCCTCTTTGAAGATCTGCTCTATCTCCTCGCCCAGGGCGCCGTTATAAGTGCCCCTGACCTTGATTGCCTCTATGACTCGATTGATCCTATCCTGGATCCTGTTCAGCTCTCTGGCTTGATTCTTGTAGATTGTATATAGAGCTGTCGGTATCCGGTCACTGGACTTTTCGACAAACTGAATCGGTTCAGGACAATTGAAGAATCCTGTCAGCTCTAGCGGATCATCATCCTCTCTTAAGAAATCATCCTTGTATTGAGAGCTGATATATTTGATCTTTTTGTCTGATTTATCCCAGATCTGGAAGATCCTGGCTGTTTTGCGATAACCTTGATCCTTATTTTCTTCCTTTTTATAATCGTCTTCGTTATCTTGCTCTTCACCCTCGACAAACGTTAATTTATTGGCTTTTTCGCCAAATAACCGTCTTGCCTCTTCACGGTCAAGATATTCTTCATAGGCTATCCAGGGGACTTTTGACCACTTAGTGGCATACCCGAACAGAACACGATCCCATTTCCTTGAATCCGTGCAAACTGTCTCCCAGTCATCCTCCGACTCATATTTAACGCTTGTTACCCCTCTACCTGGTAGAAGGCCATCAAGTGTTGCATTTGACATGGATTTGTCGAATTTGTCGTAATCATCTATATCTGTATCTATCAGATACTCCAGGAGCCGTTGTGCAGCCTCTGCAACAACTTTCCCCATTGGGTCCTCATCCTTGAACCGCCTCTTTACTAAGGGCCTTGGAACCTCTGAGAAGAGAGCTGGAAGGAGTGTTTCTGTGTTGGAATAGAGGATATTGAACGGTGTTTTTTTCTCGTTGGAGTAGATCTCACGAATCTCTCTGCCATCTTCGCGAAAGTCCTTCTCGCGCTTTTTGGCGTCATTGATTTCTTCCAGCCATTGAGAAACCGTTAAATCAGTCATACAAACCCAGCCCTTTCATTGCGTTTTTTCCTGAAATGTTCTTTTTTGATCTGCCCAAAGTTGATATTGGTCACATTCCCAGCGAACAGCTTTTCACGATCAGTCAGATCTGGATAGGCCATTTTTGACTGCTGCCATGTCAAACTGAGATATCTAAAAGCATCTGATGCATGAGAGTGTTCATCATGAACTGGAGTGAGTGAAAAGACTTTTTTCACATCATCATAAGTCCGTTTGTAGTTTTTCAGGTGTTCGAAGCCTTTCTCTACACTTCTATCGAAATCACACAGCGGGAATGTCTTCCTAGCTGCCTGGATCCCGTCTTCTCTACCAATATTTGGTACTAGAACGAAATCACCGACTTTCTGATCGATAAATTGCTGGAGTATTGTCTTGCCACCCATTCCTAGTTTAAGCGGTCTTGCATCATGAGGGAGCCAATGAAGGCCGTAATCGTACCCTTTCTCCCTCAAAACGTCGCAATAGTCCTCTATCTCCTTGAAACTGTCTTCATGATAGTCGATTATCCTGATTCGGCCGTCGACCATCTGGTAGAACCAGATTGAGGTCATATCGCTACGGCCGATATCCCATACAGTGAAGACTGGGCGATGTCCAACAGGTGGGAACTCACCCAATCGACCATCAAAGGTCACTTTCGTTGTCTGAGCGCCCCAAATCGCACCGGGGATTGCTGCTTCGAAGCTTACATAGTACTCCTGGAGCCAGATTGCCTTGCCATATTCGTCTCCATGCTCACTTTGAAGCTCTTCAAGCTCATTTAGGAGCTGTTCGTGCGTGAAAACACCGGTTTTATCGACCGTCAGGCGCTCAGAAAACCAATCTGAAGACTTTTCGGCAAGATCCATCAGGTTTTTGAAGTGATTCTTGCCCCTTGGCGTTGAGTTGAATATGGCCCACCCCCCGTTTTCAAGCAAAATCGGCCTTAAAAAGCCCCATGAATTGGGATTAGAGAGTGCATATTCTGAAAAGGTCAGGCCTACCGGTGGAGAGCCTACAAGGGCATCGTAATTATCGCTACCCATCAGCTGGAAGGTAGATCCGTTCTTAAAAACCAGCTTCATTTCCTGCTGGAGTGTGTTTTCTCTTATTTCGTGCGGGAATGCTTCGTCTATTCGTTTTTTTCCTGTATGAGGATTGACTGCATCCCAAATCGCCTTTCGGCACTGATTATATTCAGGCAGCAGATACCAATAGTTTCCTACTCGCTCAAAGACAGAGCAGGCGTTATGGTGCATCATGGTATCGTCTTTGCCGGAACGCCGATGCCAGCAACAGGCTGCTCTTTTCCCCCCTTGCGCTAAATAATTCCATAATGGCACCTGATAATGACGCGGCTGCCAATTATTTGGTAAGGATATTTTCAACCAAGTACTCTTAAATTATCAAGCCATGAACCATTATCATCGACTTCAGTTAGCTCAAACATGAAATCAGTGCCATGAATAGTACCAACAGATGCAATTGAAGTTTCTAGCTCAGGATGATCTGAAACTGTCAAAGTAATATTTACGCCATCATCTATTACAGTGACGACAACTTCTTCGCTAAGAATGTTAGAGGTATATCTTGCTGTTTCTGCTTCAGTGCCTCCTGAACCATTTACAATAACACTGACTTGCGTTGAATTTACTTGCGTAATTCCACTCTTCCAGCCCACCTGTCCAGTAGCATGGTCACCGTTAAAATATACAGCCTGATAATCTGTACTTTTTATGGCAACTTGTTTTAATCTAAACTGCGCAATCCTAGGTCGTTTTGTTAAATCTATATACGTCATGGAATGAACGGAAGGGCTAATCTGATGCGTAAGATGATTATTTGTTATTCGTGCAAGTCCTAGTCCTGTTACCTTGAGATAATTCCCTGCGCCAGATATTTTTCTATCTGGGGTATGTGATGTAATGTCTGTAGCATCTGTATCTGTAAAAGTATCCCATAACATTTCTTCGAGCCCGCCAGAAAACCAGAGCTGCATAAACATATGATCTATTTGGCCGGAATCAAAATTGTCTGCAACAAAGGCTTCTATACCGCAGCCAAAATCTGCGGCGTTGACGATAGATGATAATGTGTCAGCAACATCGAGCCCCCATGAATCTGTGCTTGATCCATAGGTTATAGTTGCTGGAAATAAATTCGGTGGCCACTCAGTAACAGTATCTGCTTTATCATCCCCGGCAAAAACCCCATCAGCATATAACTGCACTTTACCGTCCTGCACAGAAGGGGCTACACCTCCCATTTGTTTAATTGCTGACATTACAGCACCAGACAATATGGAAGAAGATGGGATTCCAGTTACAAATTGTACTCCCCGCAACCAATCTGAATTACTTCCTCCAGATACTCCTGATGAGGCAGTTGAAAAAGTACTGTCTTCTGCTGAAGCAGATGTAGGATTGAACCAAGCATAATTTCCGCCATCAATAACAGTACTATATGTTGTGAGGTTTTCAGCCCCAAGCGTTATAGATGGAGAAATTGTTAATACTGTCTCTGCATCTGCTGCTGAAGCGGCATTTAAAATATCATCATCTGCCTGAATAGCACAGTTAGTAAAATCATAAGTGACTTCTGATACTGTACCGGACGCTCCTATTATATGACCAGTGCTTCCAGTAGAATTTGAAATTAAATTACAATCTTCCGCAGTAACATTAAAAGGCTTTGTTCCAGTAATAGTAAGCGCGTCAAATAAAACCGCAGTCGAACCAAACTGGCCATCCATATGAACTTTGGTATTTGTTAATGCAACTGTAGCTGGAGTGGAATCCCCAGCATTACTTTTCCTAGCAAATACTATCGATCCAGCGGTCGCCGATCCTCTTCCGTTATCTTGTGTGACTTCTGACATATCCATTATCAGACTGCATCCACTAGTCATTGGCCAGAAATTAAGTGTATTTTGTAATGTTAAGGAACATCCATAAAAGTTTAAACTAACCCCTGTCCCTGTCGTAGAAGAAAAGAAGTTTGTTATAAGATCTGATGATGAGGCTCCGTCAATTAATGACTCAAAAGTTGTTTGTGTAAAACTTATTGATTCATCTCCTATGCCAAGAATCCAATTAGTTATTCCTGTGTCATAATCAGCGGGAATCCTGAATAGTAAATTGGTAATTACACATGTCGCACCACTGAGCAGAATCGGAGCAGCCGTACTATTTTGAATGACTGGTTTTGTATCAGTAAGTGATATCAGATCGGCATAACTACTGAATGTTAAATCTTCTGTATAAGTACCAGCAGTTATTTGAATAGTAGAATTTTCCTTGTTTGTTTCTGCATAATCAATCGCGGCCTGAATAGTTTGGTATCGCTCGCCAGGAATCTCTGCTTGACCTGCATCGACAAGAAGGATGAGTCCTTGGACTCCACCACTTCCAATAATGCTTCCAACTATAGCCAAAGTGCCCATATTAGGCAGGCACCGTCTCTGTGTGCATGACAACCATAACGTCAGCTGTGGTTGTCGCAGCTATCGAATCACCGGAAATCGCATGAAGCCCTACCGGGACATTATCATATCCCACAGTTACCCCAGCAACCACGACATCAATATTCCCAGTTACACCAACCCAAATTGAATTGAATGGCACTGTATAAGCGGTTGATGCTGCCAATTCTGCATGTTTTACAGTTTTAGTTGCTACTTGAAGTGTCATATATAAGTCCTATGTTGCGTTAACGTCTACAGGACCGGCTAGCAAGGCTGCTTCTACCTGCTGCCACTGCAAATTAGCATTCAGCACCTTCGTTGTCCGACACCACATGGTCCTGCCAGCATAAGGGGCTGTCACCCCCACCACATAAAAAACATCATAAATACCATCTATTGAGATTGGTCCCTGAGTAACCTGAATCACTGTTCCAGTACTTCCAGAACTCGTAGCAGTCTCCGCCGCTGCTTGCAACTCAGTTCCAGTAATAGCCATATCTATCTCCTAATTATCCAATGCATTCGTATCACAAGGTCCGGCCACCAAAGCAGCTGCAACTTCAGCCCACTGTGCTTCAGCATTACCTGCCTTCGTTGTGCGACACCACATCGCCCTGCCGGCATATGGGGAGACGACACCAACAACGTAAAAGGCATCATATGTCGCATCTATCTGGATCTGAGACGTAACATTAATGACTTTTAGTGTATTTTCCTGATTCTCTTCATAAGAGGCAGCTTGCAATTGAGCTCCAGTAATGGCCATTATCTACTCCTAAAAAAAGGGGCCGAAGCCCCTTGAATTGAATTCCTATTTCTTACCCTTAAGCAAACTTTTCTTGATACCCTCTCGACACATCTCACGGGCCTTAGCCTGACTCATACCTAAACGCTGCGCCACTTTCTTGTCATTGGCAGCCTGACAGAATAATCTGTGCTGCTTAGGAGTCCAGGGCATTACTCACCCATATCACGTAAATAAGCACCTGATTTGTACTTCAGCTTTTTGATCAGACTATTCTTCACCGCTTTACGACCTTGAGCAACCTGCGTTGGACTCTTGGGGCGTTCACCACCAGAATAATCACCAGCCTCCATCTTCTTCACACCAGCACTCTTCGGACTCGGGAGCCCAGTCGGACTCGGTACAGATTTCTGTTTCTTCATTCCGTATGCAGTCTTACTCATGTCTCTTCCTCATATGTCTCAACAGGTGCCAAATAAATCTCATGCTTCACATCGCACCACCAGTTCATTATACTTTGCCTAGCAGCTGTTCCTTCGGGCCAGCGTAGCGGCCGAAAGGCGACCCCCGTGAACGCACTGAGGCGCACGGGGACTTATTTCCATCAATCGGCCAATTCAATCAGAAAACCACGATAATAAGGATTGAAATTATCCCGTTCGTCATATCTTTGACGCTCTTCAAAGTCCCGCCGGTCTTCACGACGCTGCTCATCAACCCGATACCAACCCCTCGTCTCAGGATAGGGGTCTGAAAGATCATAGCCCTCAAACTGATCACACCCAAATGCAGGGAGAGCAAGAAATAGCAAAATCAGGAATTGCATGCGAGCTTTTTCGCTTTATCTTTGAATTCAGATATCGGATCTACCTCAATCATATCAATAGGACGCCATTCCCATTCCGAAGAACCGTCCTCATATCCTATTTGCTTGCATTCCTCAATAATTACACGCCCCACAGGCTGACCATAGTCATACCAGATAAGTCCTTTGCGAGATGGCCCACTTCCATACTCAGGATCCTCTGAATAATCCAACCGAATTAATTTAAGCCTGATCATTTATTATGCCTCCCAACAGTCTTAGAATAATACTCATACACTTCCACGTTATCTATGACGTGATAAGGCTCTGATTCTCCCTCAGTTAGAGCAATAATCGCCTCATGAAGCTGATCTAAACTGATGTCTGCCTGAACAAAACATGAACCAAAAAGTAACATTAGGATTGGTGTTTTTCGCATGAAATATACTAAGTACGCTTAGCTATATTGTCTAGCTGCACTTACCCTGTACCACCAATCTATAATATTCACCTCACACCCCCAATAACCGCGCTACCAATTCCAAATACCTCATCCCCAACCGGTAACTAGTCGGCTCAACATCACCCTTACACCACTCATGAACAGTCCTCACATCAACCTGACATAAATCCGCAAAATGCCGCTTAGACCACCCAATTCTACTCAATAATTCACCCATTTCATGAAAACCTCATATATCTCTCGGGAGATTCTCATTATAACAGGAGATTGTGGGGGGTAAAAGCTTAAAATTGGAGGAGTTGTGTGTGGGGTATATGGTACCGCCTCATAGCCACCCCCCCCCTGCGCCTAACCCACCCCCCCCTTCAATTTATTCCTGTGAACTAATCTAAGCCCATCTAAGGAGAGAAGGGGCTGAGGGATAGCAGGGCCTAGGGTAGGGACTGATGTCGCCTCTCAGGGCTTGTGCTCAAGCGTCTCACCATCGACTGCCTGCTCGGATGCATCAACCGTAAGGGTCTGTCCGCCTGTCTCCAGCTTGACTATGCCACGGTTCACCGTCACCTGAACGCCGGTAGCTGCTTGATTAGCTTGAGGATTATCGTGATATCCGTGCTTGGTCAATAACAACTTTGTAATTGTGGGATTGAACTCGTTCGAGAGACCATTCTCAAGTAATTCAGCCTCTTGGATGCATTTAAGCTGAGAAAGTATGTATTTTAATTCCTTCTTATCTTTCTGTTCAGCCCACTTATAAATTCTATCGCGTGAGATATTAAGTACTTGAGAGAGTCTAGCTACTGTAGGTATGTTCTTACCGTAGTCTTGGTAATTGTCTAGGTATTGTCTAGCTTTGGTGATTATCTCTTGGTTCCATTTAGTTGGAGGTCCAACAGGGTTAGTTTCTGCCAGCTCTGCGCTCATATTGTTACCTGCTGTCTGCATGGTGTTCACCCTAAAAGTTATCTTTGTAGAATTTATCTATAGCTGCTTCAAAGTCTTCCTCGTTGAATTCGCCGCCTTCGCCGTCGTCAGTGGTTATCCATAAAGAATCACCGATCCAGTCTATAGAGTATTTACCTATTTCTATTCCTGTAGTGCTGTCTTCTGCTTGCATGTTATTACTTGATGCCGGCATTAGAGATAGGCCGTTTCTTCTTTGTTGGGGCTTTGGATTCTATTGCATCGAGTCTTTTGGTTATTTGCTGTAGCTCGGTGACTATTGCGTTTATTTGATCTTGTTTAGTAGGGCGTCCGCCAGGGCGTGTTGTCTGCATGATAATCGCCTATGTTATTCAGGTATGCGTCTCTTACGGGGCACGAATGAGTAGATTTCCCTAGCGTTCATATGCTTAGACACGATTGTTTTAGGCTCGCCAGGCTGAGTTAGAGGTACATTCTCACCGTTTACGAACATAATCGCCTTACATGCTGAGTCTAGTCTTGTGTTATCCCAAGATCTGAATAGGTTATATGCCCAGATTAGTTTCATTCTGTGACCTACTTCTCTTTACAGCTGAAAATAATTACAATAATATCTATCTAAAGGCTAAAGATTCAGAACCACTAGCCGTTAACCTAATTGAAAGCAGACATTAACCAAGGGGATTAAACATGAACACAGAAAACATTGAAGTCGTATTTTACGAGCCCGAATCAGTAGAAGTAACTAATAACATTGAAGTTATTACATGTGAGGCAGCATAACATGACATTCGCATTATACCAAATCACCGACAACGGCCTGGCCTTCATCAGCAAGCACGTTAGCCACTTAGCGGCCATGATTCAATCGAGCGTTATCGCTGAATGTGGAGATTGGGAATACTTCAAGACTCCAGTTCATGAAACATGGGTATCTGATACGTTTTGCATCATTTCAGAGGTTAACTAAATGCCTTACGATTACAACAAATACTTCCCAACCAAGGAGCTTAGAATGAGAATCGCATTAGGGATCATTGTCTGTATTGGGCTTATCGTGTCCGCCTACACCCTTTCAAGGGTTTACTTATTTGGAGGCTAACCATGGATAACCGTAAAAGCACCACCGACCGCCGCGACAATGAATGTAAAGCATGGGCTGCAATCATGGATACTGTCAGAACTCACCGCAAAGCTGCTGATAACGTTGACAAATGTATGGCAGACTTACGAAGCACTGTTAATAAATGGCGCAACATGAGCACAACCAAGGGGTAACCAAATGAATCAGAACGCATACGACAGTTTAGTCGAAACTAATATTCGCAATCTAACAACCAGAGAACTGATTAAGCATTGCGAAGATGCCGATAACAAGTTAGTAGCAGAACTGGCCCATAGGCTTGAACTCTGCTTAGACTTTGCAACTAAACAGGTGGGACTATGACTTATCTTATTGCTTTTTATATTTATATGGCTGTTTGCGTGTCATCTGCATTATGGGTTGCAAGGCCAGAAAGTGGACCAGTTAGCGCTACGGTTAATATAACAATGGGAGTATTTTGGCCAATTAACCTGATGATAACTCTTCTGGTGAAGTTCTATGAATAAACAAC